CGGAAAGATTTCGTTTTGGCAAGCTTTGGGAGTAGATGCTTTACTAAGCTTCATAAATCCAACAATCTATAGTGATGAAGAAATTTCAAAAAAACTTACTCAGGCAATTTCAAAGATTATATATTTTGCATTTGTTCTGTGGCTAGCTAGTTTGTTTATCTAAGGAGGATTTACCTGATGCTTGAAATAGATGGCAAAAGCTACGAAGTCCATAAAGTGAAACTCACAAAAAAGGATTTAAAAAACTTGAAAAAAGGCGAAACACTTATTTTTATCTGTAAAGAAGATAAAAAGGCTATAACTGTTAGTTTGGAGGATTTGGCATGATACCAAAATTTAGAGCGTGGTTGAAGAAAGAACAGAAAATGGATAATGAAATTGACCACATCAGTTGGCTAGAGGATGAGTTATATTGTATTGGGGATGGAATTACTTACATGGTTTCAGCAGAAGATTTAGTACTCATGCAATCAACAGGACTCAAAGACAAAAACGGTAAGGAGGTCTTTGAGGGGGATGTGGTTTCTAGGAATAGTGGAATGCCCAGCGTAGTCGAATTTGGTAAGTGGATTTATGAGGAAGATTTTGGATATAAAATAAAAAATATCGGGTTTTACCTTAACTCTAGTTATGACGATGATGAATTTTTTCAAGCTATGGACTATGAAGATATTCGCAAGAATTATGAAGTCATTGGCAACATCTACGAAAACCCTGAACTTTTGGAGGATAAATAATGAACCCAGAAATAATTGACAACATAAATAAACCAAGCCACTACCAAGGTCGATATGGTATGGAATCTATCGATGTTTTGAGGAACTTCATGACAGACGAGGAGCTGAAAGGGTTCTATATGGGTAACAGTTTGAAGTATATACTACGACATCCGAAGAAAAACGGTCTCGAAGACCTGAAGAAAGCTAGAAAAAATTTAGACTGGCTTATAGAGGAGATGGAGCATGAGAATAAAAACATCAAATGATTCTATCATCAACGTTGATAGCGTGAAGCGCAGTGTCACAATTGAGGGAGTTGAGTTTGGTTCAGATTGTAGTGCTTTGGTATCTAAGAATAAAGATGGTACAGGAACGATCACTCTGATATTTGAAGGAAAAATTATTTGAAAGGACAGGCAATGAAACCTAAAAAACATCCATATTCAGGCTCTCGAAAGACAGACAACAAACAAGATAGAGTCAAATTCGCTGAGGTTTTAAATTACGAACCAATTAATGTGTCAATTGTTGTTAGAGAAGGGGAAAATAGTGAGATATTAGCAAAATGTGTAATTCGTGCTTATGGCGAAGCATTATCGTTTATAGCAACATTGCCAGTAAAAGGAACTAGGTTTTTGAAACAAAATCAAGCATTATTTAAAATCAGGCTTTATCAAAGAATTGAAAAAATGGGGAGCGAGAAACTTTTAGCAAGCAATCGTTTCATTTGGTCGAACATGTGTCTGGAAGAATTTAACAAAATAGTTACTTAGGAAGGAGGTTCATAGCATGCAGCTAAGATTGAAAGAACTTAGAGAGGACCTAGGGCTCTCTGTCAAAGATATGGCTAGGGATACGGGTGTTTCACAAAATACAATTCACTTGTACGAACGAGGTGGATATCCGTCGATTAAGCAAATTGAAATGATTGCTAAAACATATGACGTGAATCCTGCTTGGTTAGTTGGATGGATAGATGATGAAATGATGCCTGGAGTCCAGGTCGTTGAAAAAGTGGTTTATAAAGAGAGCCCAACGGCAAGATTACCAAATTATTTTAACAATAATAACGATGGTAAGATTATCAAGTGGGTTAAAAGTAAAAGATACATGGGAGGTAAGGTTTGGTCAAAAAGAACTTAACAAAAGCACGAAGGGATTATCTTGAGTTTGAACTCGACGATAAGTACTTAAAGATTGACAAACTTATCGGTCAACGAAGGCATGAACTAGAACGATTGTACGAAGTGAAACATCTCACTGTTCCTGGTATTGATGATACTGGTGCAAGTGGAAGCGGAACATTCATCAACAGGTCGGAGAATCTAGCGGTTGCTTATGCAAGCGATCCTATGATTTTAAGACTAGAAAATCTCCAAAATGCTATCTCCCAATTACTAGAAAATCTAGAACCAGATGACAAAAAAATCTTTTATCTTCGTTGGGGAGAACATACTGGATACGACTGGATTCAAGTCTGGCACATTATGGAGAACGGAGAAACTGGGTACTTGTATAGACACAGCAAGCAGATTTACAGAAGACGTGAAGTGATTCTCGATACACTTTCAAATTTGCTCTTTATGTAAAGTTGTCAAAAAAACATATAGAATTGACAAAAACAATGTGTTAAATTAGTATCATGAAGAATAGCAGAGAGGAAACCTCTGCTTTTTTTGTGCATTAAAAAGGAGGTGAGGATATGTGGTAGTTGTTGAACCAATCAGAAATAGAGATGATGTTCAGCTTATGATTGAATGGCTGACGTTGCATAGTGCAGTCAAAGAGTCAGATAGACAACGCAACCTCATGCTCTTTTTATCTGGTGTTAATCTGGGTTTTCGTATTGGTGATATTGTTAAACTGAAAGTAAAGCACGTTAAAGGCTGGCATGTCCAGATTGTCGATGAGAAGACAGACAAGCCAACCAAACGAAAGATGCCAAAGAAATTCAAGAATGCTATGCGACAGTACATCAAAGACAAGAAAGATGAAGACTTCCTCTTTCCAAGCCGAAACGGAAAACATCAGCACATAAAACCTAACACAGCTTACAAGATCATAAAGAAAGCTGCTGAAGAAGTTGGTCTAGAAAACATAGCTACTCACTCGATGAGAAAGACCTTTGGTTTATTTATGTACGAGCAAACGAAGGATGTCGCTCTGATAATGGACCTACTGAACCACTCAAGCCAAAGTATTTCACTGAGGTACATAGGCAAAAACCAAGATTCACAAGACCGAGCCATGACGAAGTTTCAAGGCTTTTAATTTTTTTATTTTGATATCAATTCATTGTTTTGAGGTTATGATGATTTCATTTCACACATGCGAGATAAACGCTTGGTAAATCTGAGTTAAAACTTATGTAGCGAATTCATTAGAATATGTAAAACAAGGAATTGAGAGAGTGAAAACAAAGGAGTTTACATAGTTATGAAAGGCACTTTTAAAAGACTATCTAATAAAAGAACAACCAACCAAAAACCATTAGGAAAAATTGTAGTTAGAGTCGAAATTGAAAATGACTCAGAATTAAAAGAGTTAACTCAAGAATGTTGTAAAGCGATTGAACACTTGAACAATTGCATTGACAAACTAAATAAATTCGAGATCAAAGTATCAACGTCAATAATAAATGATTGAAGTTTCAACTCGAGAAGAACGCAACCAGTTTTACAATTCCAGCGAGTGGAGAAAGATAAGAAGGCAAGCACTTAAACGTGATCACTACGAATGTGTATGGTGTAGGGATGAAGGTAAGGTCACGACTACTAACTTAGAAGTTGACCACATCAAGGAGCTAGAGTTCTATCCAGAGTTCGCGCTTGATATCGATAACCTACGAACACTGTGCAAGGCATGTCATAATAAAAGACATGATCGTTTTGACAAAAATAATAGAAATTTCCGAAAAGATGAATGGTGGGGTTAAGTGAACGAACCTTAAATACCCCCCGGTCAAAAAAATCGGAAATTTTCAAAGATGTCGGTAAGCGGTCTGCACTCGACTGTCCAAATTTTTAACCAAAAATAAAGGGGGTGGGGGGTAATGGAAGAATACTCAGAAAAAAATATAAAAGAATTAGAAAATCAGCTACTTTCTAAAATCGGCTATTTTAGTCCTAGAAAAAAGGATGCGGTTCAGTATGAAAAAGTTAATCGCTATCTTTATCTTGTCAGGTTGCTCTATGAGCTGAAAGCTAAACTTCATGAAGACGGATTGGTCATCACTGTTCACAATGGGCAACAGAGATTCCAAAAAGCGAATTCTCTCATCAAGGAAATTAACACAACCAGCAATCAGCTTTTGGCGATTGAGCGATCGTTTGATTTTGAGGTTGAAAACTCTCCTGTTGAGAAACCGACGTCTGGAAGTGATCTGTTATGATTTCTCATACGTTGGTTGATGAATATATCAAAATGGCTGAGCGTGGAGAAATCGTCGTCAACGAAGAAAGAAAGTTGCTGTTTAAAATCATCAAAGAGAAAATCTATCCTCGCGATGATTTGTATTTTGATAATGACTTGATTGACAAGTTCATTCGGTTTACGGAAAAGAACTTTTTCCCTCTAGCGAAATACCAACTTTTTTTGACTCCTTTCATTTTCCTTTTTCGGAAGGAGGACGGGGAGCCACACTTTGACGAGCATCTATACACACTCGCTCGTGGGGGCGGTAAGAATGGTTTTATGTCAGCTAGGTCCTCGTTCTTTATCAGTCCTATCTACCCTATCAGAGATTATGATGTGACTATCACTGCGAACTCTGAGAAACAGGGGAAGGTTTCCTTTGAGGAAGTTTATGAGACTATTCAAAGGCGTGGTCTTGAGGACCATTTCTATCTAACTAAAATGTCTATTACAGGTCGAGCAAACAACTCGGTCTTTTCTTTTCGGACGAATAATCCGAAAACGATGGACTCGGCTCGTGATGGCTGTCTTGAGTTTGATGAGATTCACCAGTTTGAAGATGATAAGGCTGTGAAAGTCCAAAGGTCTGGCCTTGGTAAAATTGCTCATGCTCGGACTTTCTATAACGGGACGAATGGGTATGTGCGTGAGGGATTCTACGACAAGCTGATAGAGAAGTCTATGCAAATCTTGAATGGAGAGGTTGATGATTTTAGGCTGTTTCCTTTCATCTGCAAGTTAGACAGTGCGGATGAAGTCGATGACATGAAGAACTGGCCAAAGGCAAATCCGATGTTGGATGAGAGCACTCCTTACGCCAAGAGGTTGCTTGCAAGAACCAAGGCTGACTATGATGATCTTGAGTTGGAACCGTCTGGCCGTCAGGAGTTCATGACTAAACGGATGAATCTTCCTGAAGCGGATCTTGAAAAAGATGTGACGACTCGCGAGAAGCTGCTGGCTTGTTTGCGTTCTCCTGGTATTGACTTGAAAGGTCGGTCATGTGTGGCTGGTTTTGACTATGCGAGCGTCCGAGACTTTGCAAGCGTTGGTTTGCTCTTTAAGAATTGTGATGAGTTTATCTGGAAACAGCATTCGTTTGCTCGTAAGGAATTTTTAAAAGTCTTTAAACTAAAAGCGCCTATTGAAGAATGGGTAGAAAAAGGCTTGTTTACAATTGTGGACGGCCCTAGTATTGACCCTCGTTTATTGGTTGAAAAATTGAACGAATGGAGCAAAGACTATCAGATTGAACTTGTATGTGCCGATGGTTTTAAAATGGACTTGTTGAAACCTCTTTTGGAAGAGGCTGGTTTTGAATATGAGTTCTTGAGAAATCCAGGGGCGATTCAATCCAAGGTGGCGCCAATTATCGAAGATGGATTTGCAAATGAGCGGTTTGTCTTTGAGGGCGACAACTCTATGATTTGGTATACGGATAATACCTACGTCAAAGAGGACAAGGATGGCAATAAGCGTTTCTTGAAGAAAGAGCCTGTCAGAAGAAAGACAGATGGATTCCACGCTTTGATAGCTGCTCTCTACAAGCGTGAGCTTGTGCAAGAGTCGAATGTTGGGGAATTCCTTGACATGCTAGATAGTTGGAATTTTTAATCTAATAATCATTTTTGGGTGGGTGGTCGGCAGAAATTAAAAGAAAGGAGGACGAACCTTGGGATTGCTGAATTTATTTAAACGTGAAACACCAATTACTAGCTTTGAATTTGAAGAGCTGGAGCGAATATTTGGGAATCTACAGTTAAAAAGTCTAGCTGTCGATAAGTCTGCTGAGTTTGTTGCTCGGATTTTTTCTAGGTCAGAGTTTAAGTATCTTGAAAAGGGAAAAACAAAAAATCTGATTGGGATTACTTGTTAAATGTTAGGCCAAATAAAAACGAGTCAGCTTCTGAATTTTGGCAAAAAGTTGTTTATCGTTTGATTACTAAGAATGAAGTTCTAATTTTTCTTACTGATGATGATCAGTTGCTTGTCGCAGATACTTTTACACGAACTAAATATGCTGTTTATGACGATGTATTTGAGTATGTATCTTGTAAGGGCTATACTTTTGAAAAAAGATTTAGGATGAGTGAAGTAATTTTCTTGCAATATAACAACAATCGACTGCAAGAGTATGTATCTGATTTATTTTCAGACTATGAGAAACTTCACACTCGTTTAGTCGAAGCTTTGGCGAGAATAAATCAAATCAGGGGGACTCTTAGTACGAGAACAAACGGGAGTTTCAATGATAAAATGCGTGAAAAACTTCAAGCTTATGCTGATGGGCTTTTTAAGTCATTTAGTACAAAAACGATTGCAATCGTTCCATCTCAAGATGGAATGGAATACAGCGAGTTAACCAACACAACAGGGACTTCAAATATATCTGTTGAAGAATTAAAAAAACTTAGAAGACAGTTTGATGATGAAGTTGCTGATATATTGGGTATTCCAACAGCTTTGCTACATGGTGACATGGCTAATCTAGAGAATAGTCAAAAAATGTTCAATAGTTATTGTTTTCAGTCTCTTGTTAAGAAGATGAGTGATGGTTTAAATTTTTCATTGCTAACGAGAAGAAGATATGACGATTTAAGTCGCTTTGTTATCGTAGGAGAAGGTCAAAGAGATAAATTTGCGCTTGCTGAAAGCATTGATAAACTTATTTCTTCTGGCTCAATGTTGATTAACGAAGTTCGCGCTGAGCTCGGGTTAGAATCCGTTCCATGGGGGGATAAACCTCTCATCACCAAAAACTATCAAGTTGGTGAGCAAATAGAGAAAGGAGGTGAGAAAGAAGATGAAAGTAATTCCGATTAAGGGTACGATTGTATCAAATAATGACAGATGGCTTTACGATTGGCTTGAGTGGGATGCAACCGCCCCGAAAGATGTCATCCTTCCTGATAGTGGTGAACCGATTGAGGTTCATATCAATTCGGGTGGTGGGGATGTCTATGCTGGTAGTGAAATCTATACTGCTCTACGCTCGTATCCTGGTGATGTGACCGTGAAGATTGTCGGCATTGCAGCAAGCGCAGCGAGTGTGATTGCAATGGCAGGAGATACGGTTGAAATCAGTCCGACTGCCCAAATCATGATCCACAATGTCTCAACTCAAGTAAATGGAGATCATAACACTCTGCTTCATGAAGCTGGAGTACTAGAAGGGTTTAACAAATCGATTGCTAGTGCTTATGTTCATAAGACTGGTAAGGCTCTTGATGACTTGCTTGGTTTGATGAATAAGACTACTTGGTTTGATGCTGAATCAGCTTTGAATCATGGATTTGTAGACAAGATTATGTTTACAAATGAAGTTGCTCCGACTCTGGTAGCGAGTGAAACTCCTATGATCCCAAGTGATTTTATCGAAAAAATGAGGTCAGCAATGACACCAGATATCAATAAAATAGCAGAACTGGTAGCTGAAAAGCTAGAAGCTAAACTACCAGATATACAAATCGACAAAGAGGCTTTCGAAAATAGCGAATTCGTACAGAAGAAATTCAATCTTCCAGAAAGTCCAGAAAATAGCACAAACAAGACTGTTCCTAAAGGGTTCGGTCTTTTTATGTTTTAAGAAAGGAAAAAAATAGAATGACAATGCAACTATCTAACCAATTTGAAAAACAACGTCAGGCATTTATGGATGCCGTTGCAAATGGCGCACCTCAAGAAGAACAAGCAAAGCTTTACAATGACATGATTGAGTCTATGACCAATGAAATGATGGCTCAAGCCCGTGATGCTGCCCGTGAAGAAGTTTCAGCCTTGAATCCATACGATGCTAAGATGACCGCTGAAGCTCGTGAGTTTTTCAATAACATTGAAAAAGCCGCACCTAAAGGGATTGAGAAGCTCATCCCACAAGAAATCATTGATCGTATCTTTGAAGATCTGGTACAAGCTCGCCCACTCCTTCAACATATCGGCCTTAAAAGTGCTGGTATTCGCTTGAAATTCCTCAAATCAGAGCAAACTGGACAAGCTGTTTGGGGAAAAATCAATGGAGAAATCCAAGGACAACTTAAACAACAATTCAACGAAGAAGAAGCAATCCAACACAAATTGACTGCTTTTGTTGTAATTCCAAAAGATGCAGAAAAATTTGGACCAGCTTGGTTGGCAAAATTCATCTCTGTTCAAATCACAGAAGCATTCGCAGTTGCCCTTGAAGCGGCTTTCTTGAATGGTGATGGGGATAATAAACCTATCGGGCTTTCTCGTACTCTTACAGGAACTGTTTCTGGAGATCAGACAACTTATGCTGAAAAAGAAGCGCAAGCTACTAAGTTGACTTTTGCTGACTCAGCTACCGTAGTCAAAGAATTGACAAAGGTTTACAAACATCACTCTGTTAAAGCAGACGGAAAAACTCCAGTTGCAGTAGAAGGTAACCTTGTAATGGTTGTTAATACAGCCGACGCTTGGGATGTGAAGAAACAATACACTTCATTGAACGCTCAAGCTGTTTATATCACAGCTATGCCATTCAACCTTATCTTGGTTGAATCTGTGGCGCAGACGGCTGGTAAAGTCACTACATTTGTCAAAGGTCGCTACGATGCCTTTGTCGGTGGTGGTATTACACTTGGACGTTACACAGAAACATACGCATTGGAAGATTTGAACCTTTACACCGCTAAGCAATTTGCTTACGGTAAGGCTCACGATGAAAAGACTGCTGCTGTCTGGACTTTAAAATTACCTGAAGCTTAATTTAGGAGTTGAGTCATGACTGCCGAAGTAGAACTTCATCATCTTCTTGCTGCATTTAAGGAGAGAATGAGGATTTTTCACGATGGAGAGGACACTAACCTTTCCAGAATGTTAGAAAGCTCTGAACAAGCTATTTTTCAATTCGTTGGTACTACAAACCACAATCCACGAGTGAGAGAACTTATTTTAGAGCGTGCACGATATGCCTACAATGATCAAGTTGAATTTTTTTATCAAAACTTTCAAGGAGATTTGATGGCTTTATCTCTTGAAAATTATAAATTGGAGGAAATAGATGATTAAGGTTTTGAAAGATTTTTATGACCTTAAAGAAGGTCAATATCGCTCAGTTGGGTCTGAATTTGAAGCGACAAAAGAACGCTTTGATGAAATCAATGAAGCATTGCCTGATTTTGTTGAATGGTCAGAAAAACAACCAGAAGTAATAATTCCTGATGTCCCATCATACTAATCGTCCTAGTTATCGTTATAAAAAGCCTGAGTCTCAAAATGGAGACCTGAGAACTCCCCTGACTTTCTATACTTCTAAGGTTAAAGAGGGAGTTGATGGTCGTGATATGAGTTACAAGAAGGCTTTTTATACGATGGGGCAAGTTTACTCACCTAGTTTCAAAGACATTGAAATCGCGACTGGAAAATCGATGAAAGCTAAGATGACTTTGAAAATTCGTGACCCTCTGACAGATTATCAACCTGAAAGTCGGCATTTTGTCGAAGTGGGGGATATTCGTCTGGTTGGTAAGAAATGGCAGGTCATTGACGTGCGTCCTGATTATGATAATCGGGATTTTTTGATAGTTATTATCGGAGGTGGTCGTGATGTCTAGTGGCGCAAATCTAAAAGGATTTGATGATGTTTTGAGAAATGTTGAGGCTCGGATAGGAGAGCCAGTGGTTCGCAGAAAGGTCAACAAGGCTTTAAAGGAGACGGTTGAGGAATTTGAGCCGACTTTTAAACGGGCTATGGCAGTGTACGCTGACACTGGTAAGACGGTTGGAGCTGTCGTGCATGGAAATGTTACAGGTACTGCCAATGGTGTTCCGATGGTTAAATTAGGTTTTAAAAGTCCTCGTTGGACTCTTATTCACTTAAATGAATTTGGCTATGCAAAGAATGGCCATCCTCGTGGTTTCGGTATTATGCGTCGCTTTTTCGAAGGTAGTAAACCGATATTCAAATCCAAAGTTGGCATGAAGTTAAAACAGGAGTTTTTATAATGATTAAAGACAAATTAACTGAACTCTACAACGCTTTGAAAGAGGATGAGTCTTTATCTGGTATTAGTATCAAGTCATTTGAACGTCCTGAGACATTGGGAGATGACGAGACGAGTATTGTCATTATCCCTGTAGGGCCTCCAATGCAGTCGGCTCATGGGAGTAACACCAGTTTGGCTAAGACTTTTCTCTATCAAATCAATGTAGAGTCTATTAATCGATTGGAGTGTAAAGAACTCCAAGGAAGAATTGAAAAAATAATGGAAAATCAGGGATTTTATCAGACTGAAGGTGGTTTGGAACAATGGATTCCTGATATCAAACGTTATGTGGATGCTCGGACTTATAAAGGTCGGAGTGCTCTATATGAGAAATACTAGAAAGAAGGAAAAAGAAATGACAGTAAAAGGAACTGCACTTATTGGACTTAAATCAGTTACCATTTGTGTGCATGATGGAAAGACTCCAACAGTTGGAGAGAACCTTTTCACACTAGAAGGTAAAGATAATGAAGGGGCTACACAGACCGCTAAAGTAACTGGATTATCTAGCGACCCTGTAAAGACTTATGGTAGTAATGTAGCTTATCACGTATCCAATCGAGGGGTAGGTGATGTTAAGGTAGAGATGGGGTTGCTTGATGTCCCATTGGCTTTATATACGAATGCTTTGGGGTATGGCGATGATGAGGGTATCTATTACTTCGGTGCAGACACAGTTGCCAAGAATGTTTCTATTCTCATTGAAAGTAATACCGCTAATGGGGAGCCAGCTTACTATGGTTTTTATAAAGGTCAGCTTTCTATGGATGCTATTGATTTTGAAACAATCAAAGATAAGGCGAATGAGTTAGCTACTACTAATGTGAATTTCGCTGCGACAGCTAGTTCAGACGCTGCAACTAATGGTCGTTATGGAGCTATTGTCTATGGTTCAGATGCTGAAAAGTTGAAGAAATTGAAGGGTCAATTAAACATGACCGCTGCAGCGTAGGAAGAGGGCGCAAGCTCTCTTTTTATCTTTTTTCTAGAAAGGAAAGTATATGGCTAAGGTTAAATTTTTAATTAAAAATGAAAAAGGTCAAGATGTTCAAAAGACCAGTAAGGAAATTACTACTAAGGACTATCGCGACTATCTGGTTATGAATGAGGCAATGTCTAAAGACATGTCTGACGTGGAAAAGTTGGATAAGCAATTGGACTTTATCGCTAGTCTCTTTGAAGATGTGACGGCGGAGCAGTTGTTGAAATATACAGACTTTGCTCGTATCATCGAAATTTTTGCGGATATCTACGCTCATTTGGTCGGTGACGTAGACCCAAAGGGGACAAATTAGAGTCTAGTGAGGCTTTGCGGCGGTTCTATGGTTTTATCAAGCATGTCACAGAGGGACCTTATGGAATGAGTATTCGTGATGTGATGGATACGAGTTGGGAGGATCTGATGGGGGTCTTGGGAACGATGGAAACGAGTGAGAGAGAAGAAGTTATAGATCTGGCTGATTTGTTGGGAACTATATAGCTTTCAACTTGCAAATGTAGCTACACAGGAGTATAATAATGTTGAAAAGATGGTGGCTACATGGATAAGCAATTTGTTATACGAGCGAGAGTTGATGAGAAAATTGTAAATAAACTAAATTTTATATCAACAAAGCTACAACAAGGACGATCAGAAACGATCCGTCAAGGGATAGAGAAGCTCTATAGAGAGCTGGGAGGACAAGATGAGTAGAAAAGGATTGATTTGGGCACGTATTTGGTTAGGTGTTGCTATTTCTGCTTTGGCTTTCTATATCTATACGATTATTTATATCTTTAATCATGATATGGATGAAATCTTTGCGCCTTTCATCATGTTGTTAATTTATGCACCGTTGATTCCTTTGTTTTTGATAGCAATTGGTGGAATGTCTTTATTAGCTTGTGTAGAATTTGCTTATCGTAATCTGCAACGATATAAATAAATGAAAAGAGTCCGTAAGGACTTTTTTTATTTACTTTGAGATAAAAGGAGGAACAATATGGCAGGCGGAACGCCGTTAGGTCAGATGTATATCGAGCTAGGGCTGGACGTGTCGAAGTTCAACCCTACTCTAAATGGTGCAAAAAATGCTGTAAGGTATTTTCAAAACAATGTCCGTTCTTTGGATAGTACTCTGAAAGGAAATGAAAAAAATGCTAGCTTACTTCAAGCTAAATACAAGACTTTAGGACAAGCCATTGATTCACAACGTAAAGTTTTGGATGAGATGAAGAAAAGTTTTGACAAACTTGATCCTGGAACAGCTAACTTTGATAAAGCTGCAGCTGATATTCAGCGTGAGAATGCTAAGTTGGCAGCGATGGAAAACCAGCTACGTGGGGTTGAAAAAGCTTTGCAAGATGTGGGGCGGGAAAATAGCTGGGCTGGTAAAATTTCGAATCAGTTATCAAAACAAGGGGAAAAGTTTGAGTGGCTAGGTGGGAAATTGCGTGGTATGGGAGACGCTATGCGTCCAGTATCGACTTTAGTAGCTACAGGATTTACACTAGCAACTCGTAAAGCAATGGAGTTCGAGGATCAGATGAACACTACAAAATCACTCCTTGCAGACACTGTACCTACTGTTGAAGAACTGAATACAACAACAAAAAGATTAGGCGAGAGTTCGAAAGGCTGGGCGAAACAGTATGGTATCTCAACATCCTCGATCAATGAGGGGATGCAGGAAATTATCAAAAAAGGGTTTGATGCTAATCAGACTATCGCTGCTATGCCATCTATCTTAGATGCTGCTAAGGCATCAGGGGATGATTTTAACGTTGTAATGAATGCTTCTACTAACATCTTGCGGCAGTTTGGGTTAGAGGCTAAGGACACGAACCGTGTTACAGATAGCTTGACTTATGTGGCCAACAAGACATCGGCTGGCTTTGCAGATATGGGGCTAGCCATGGAGTATATAGGTCCTGTTGCTCACTCTTTGGGGATGTCTATCGAGGAAACTTCTGCAGCTATCGGTCTTCTTTCTGACAATGGTATCGCAGGGGAAAAGGCTGGTACAGCTTTACGTGGTGCGCTTTCTAAATTACTCAAGCCATCTAAATCCAATGCCGCAGCAATGAAAGAGCTTGGTTTTAGCGTTGAAGAATTCCAGTCTGGTGCATTGAAGTTGCCAGATATTATTGATCGAATCAAGAAATCTACTGAGGGCTGGACGGATGCAGAAAGATCCTCTGCTATTGCTCGTGCCTTTGGGGTTGAAGCTCAAACCGGGATGAATGCCCTGATTAACCAAGGAGGGGATGCACTTCGGAATCTAACAAAACAAACTGAAAACGCTCGTGGATATACACATAAACTTGCTAGAGAGTTGATGAACTCTTCAAAAAATGGAGTTGAACGATTTAAAGCCAATCTGGAAGTGCTGCAGATAAATATTGGTCAAAAATTGTTACCAACTCTAAGCCCTCTAATTGAGAAGGTCAATCACATTATAGAGAGTTTTTCAAAAGCTTCACCAGAAGTACAAAATTTTTGGATAAAAGTTGGTCTAGGTGCAGCAGTTGCCTACCCTGCTTTGAATATGCTTGGTAATTTCTCAACAACCCTCGGAGGAGTATTTAAAATCGCTGGAAAGGGGGTTGAGCTACTTAACACAGCAAGAAATATATCAGCAGTAGGGGCAACCGCTGCTGACGCTGGTGCAAGTGTAGGATTGTTGTCAAAAGCAGGAACATTTCTTGGGCTTGCTTTTACACCAACAGGAGCTGTAGTTCTTGGGGCGCTGGCAGTTGGGGGTGCAATTGCATACTTTGCTCACAAAGCCTATGAAGCCAGACGACGTGCTCAAGAATGGGGGGCAAGTGTCAGTGTGGATCAAGCAAATCAACTTCAAGATTTCAAAGATAAAGTAGATGAAGCAAACCATGCGATGACAGATTTTGGATCAGGCGCTACTAGTGTCGATAAGGTAACTGAGTCTGTCAAAAAGCTAGCTACTGAGATTCAAAAGTTAGCTGATGAAAACTTAGCCAAAGACATCGATTTAGCACAAAAGTTAGGACTTAGTGATGAAGCAATTCAAGCTTTAACTGAGCATTCTAATCAAGTTAAAGATAATGTGCAACAGATGTCAGACGAGGTTATCAAAATTTATCAAAACTCAGCTAATAATCATCGAAAACTTTCTGAAGAGGAAAAAGCAATTGTTTTAGCAAATCAGAATGAACTTATCAATACACAGTTAGAGTTGATGGAATATTCTGGCGAAGAACGTATCAACATGATTAAAGCTTTCAATGGTCAGGCCGATGAATTAAATACAGAACAGCTAAAAAAAGCCACTGAATTAACTGAGAAATGGGCCAAAGATGAACAAGCTTCTTACCAAGAACGTTTGGATGGATACAAGAAACTCATGGAACAAATCAAAGGCGAGGATGAAAAATCTGTTAAAGCTCGCGCTGAGATCAAGAGTAAAATGGAGCAGTTGGAAGCTGAACACACAGCCAAAATGGAAGCGTATAGTCAAAAATGGAACGATTTGCAAGGTAGACTTTTAAAAACTTTAAAAGTTAGTCCAGAAGCATTAACCGGCATTATGAATCAGCTTAAATCACGAGCTGAGGAAATGGGATTGACTTACGATGAAATGGCCATCAAGTTCCAAAACACCTTCTCAAAAGTGCAAGAAGGTAATAGTATGTGGGCACAAACTGCTAAAGATGCAACTGAATCAATGAAGCTTGCAAACACTCAGTGGAATTCCATGGTATGGGATGAAAAAACTGGTAAGCTGAAAACAAATGCAGTTGAAGAAATTCAAAAGGCCCTTGAAGCAGAAGGTGGATGGGATGCCATGCAATTCATCCTTAAAGAAGCGAATCTTGAGACTAATGCTCGTTTGACTATCGGAGAGGCTCTGGTAGCAAACGGCCAGTGGGAGCAGTTATCTCCAGAAGAAAAAGAACTAATTGTGAATGGCAAACCAGCGGTACAAGCTATCTTGGATAGCAAAGAACTGATGTTACAATGGAACGATTTGCCTTCTGAGGTAAAAGAAATTCTTGGTAAGAATGAAAGCTTTTTAAGCAGTGCAGAAGGTGCTAAGCAAGCATTGACTCAGTGGAACTTAATGACACCGAGCGAAAAAGCATTGACTTTAAAAGATTTAGCTAGTAGCGATATTAAGGTAGTCCAAGGTCGTATCGATATGATGACTGGTAAGCAATTACCAATTGAAGCGATTGACAATACACCAAGCACTGTAGAGTCGGTGTTGTACGGTGTAAATTCTATTCGTCAACATAAACCAGTTGATATTAACGCGGCAGACTTGACAGGTGCTGTCCGAAACGAGACAAGTAGTGAAATCAATGCTATTAAGCAAAACACTCCTATTGGCATTTCGGCTCAAAACAATACACAAGGAACTGTTAATGAGGTTCAGAGTGGTGTCAATGGTATCCAGGACAAAACTGTTACTATCAACGCTCGAGACAATGCTTCTGGTGTACTTTCAGGGATTCGAAGCTGGATCAATAGTGTAACGGGCAACTTCTTTACAAATATTTTTGCAAGCAGACACGCCCACGGGACCAACTACCACCCTGGTGGTCTTGCTATTGTCAATGACCAGCGCAACAGCAACTACAAAGAAATGATTACCTTACCAGATGGCAGGAGTTTCATTCCTGAAGGCAGAGATGTTCTGCTCCCTCTTCCAAAAGGTTCAAAAGTATTGCGAGCTGACAAGACTAGACGTTTGATGCGTGAGATGGGGATTCCCAAATACGCGACAGGGGTTGGTATTCCTAGCGATGCGAAATTCCTCCGTGAAATGGAAGAAGCGCAGCGTAATATTACAATTCAGACTACAAGTGTTCAAAATGGTCAGGATACAGAAAAAGTCGTTGCTGAGATGAGGATTCTGAGGGCAAGTTTAGAAAAATTGCTTATTGCTATCCTCAACAAGGATACGAACGCTTATATGGATAGCTCTGTAGTGACGGATATTATAACCAAGAAGCAGAGAGAGCGAGAAAGAATGACACTAAGAATGAAAGGAGTGCTTGAATGAGTGAAGTGACAATGCGTTTCAATAAAACTGATTTCCGAGACCTTATTGAAATCCATGACATCCAACGAGAGATCGGGAACAATCGCTCTATCTCTATCGACCAAGCACCAAGAATCGGAGTCAATATTCAGCAACAAACCATTGATGCAAAATATATCAAGGTAGATTTTTCGATCTGGTCCGAAGACAGAAATACCCTCAAGCACAAGCTTGCGGGTATTTTTAATGTTGATAGTCCTAAAGAGCTGACATTTTCAGATGAGCCTGACAAATACTATCTGGCCATGCCGATTGAGAGTATTTCAATGCAAGAAACGAGCGGTCGAAGGTCAACCGGTTCTATAAAATTCATTGTTCCAGACGGTGTAGCCCATAGCACAGCTTATAAGAATTTCAATAGTGATTCAAATGCACAAACTACAACCGATAAAATGGTTTTTGACTTAGTAAACAATGGGACAGTTGAGGCCTTTCCAATTATCAGAGTTAAGCATAATGCTGAAAATGGATATATAGGTCTTGTCAATAATAATACGGCTTTTGAGATGGGAAACCGTGAGGAGGCTGATACTGAACCAGTCAAACAGTCTGAGGTCTTGCTTGATTTTAGAGGCGACAAAATCGCTGACGGCTTTGCTAGAGCAGTGAAAAATAGCTCAGTGACCAATAGCAGATGGGACAATATAACTGGGACATCTGAACTAGTCACAGTAGATGGCAAGAAACGCATAAAGGTAAGGGAGCAGGCCGGCGGGGCTTACAATGAGAATTATGGTGCAGGGCTTTCATGGGAGATACCTGCAGACTCAACAGGTCAGAAAGGCTCACTCAATGATTATCTATTTTGTAAATTGGTCTATCAGCTAGAGTCAATCAATCAATGTGGCTTTATTAAGATAGCTGTATCTGACACAGCAGGTCAGTTTTTGTATGGAATTGAAACCTATAAGCGCTATAACGGTCTATACTGTGAATTTAATGTCTTTGCGACAGATAACGCTGGTGGATATAACTTTTTAAAAACTTTGCTTTTTGATTCTTCTAGCGACAAAAATACAAATCCGTTTGCACTTTCAAAAGGTCAATTTGAACTACAAAGAAACGACGAGAGAGTTCAAGTTTATTATAATGGCTCGCACTATGACTTTATTGTCCCTGAAATCAAAGGCAAAAAGTCAGCTAAGATCCATGTGACGATAGGTGCTTTTCGCGGGAAAACAATCATCTCTCACTTATATCTTGATGAGTTGATGTATCGTAAGGACTTTGTACAAGCATCAAGAGACATTCCTAATCGCTATCCTATCGGTTCAAATGTTGTAATCAACAGTGAAGATGATACGGTCTATATTGACGGCATCGCTAAAGCTGGAGAGGTTGTTGATGGTTCACAATGGCTATCTGTACCGCCTGGAGAATCTAAACTTGAGATGTATTTTTCAAGTTTTATCAAGAAAAAACCAACCGTGACAATCGAATTTGAAGAAAGGTGGCTCTAATCATGCTTTTAACAATTCATGATGCAAATTTACAAAAGGTTGCTTTTGTTGATAATAGCAAGCAAAGCACACTTAACTTTTACAACGATACATGGACTAGAAGTTTACAAACAGGATCATCCACTTTTGAATTCACTGTATTTAAAAAGTCTATTAAGTCAGACACTCCAACCCAAAAAGCCTATTCTTATCTGAATGAACGGGCGTGGGTATCTTTCAAATATCATGACAAGAGCTTTATTTTCAACGTTATGCAGGTTGAAGAAAATGAGCAGACAATTAAATGTTATTGCGAAAACCTCAATCTTGAGCTTATCAATGAGATAACCAACCCTTACAAGGCTACAAAGGCTATGAGCTTTGCTGAATATTGTGAGGCTATGGGCTTGTTAAACTATACTCACCTATCCATCGGCATCAATGAAATTTCAGATTACAAGCGTACTCTGGAATGGGAGGGGCAAGAAACCAAACTAGCCCGTCTATTAAGCCTAGCCAAACGATTTGATGCAGAGATTGAATTTTATACACAGTTAAATGCTGACAGTACAATTAAGAAATTCTCTATCAATGTCTATCATGAAAACGATGACGCACATCAAGGTGTAGGTCGTATCAGAAACGATATAAGCTTAAAATATGGCAAGAATATCACTTCTATCACCCGTAGAGTTGATAAGACAGGTCTTTTCAATTCAATCCGGCCAACTGGTAAAAGACGGGTAAAAAATGGCTCTGGTGAAGAAGTTGAAGAAGTAGTTACAATACAAGGTCTTGATGAGTGGAAAAAGTACAACAAGGATGGAATTTGTGAATTTTATCAATTAGGGGCTCATCTTGTTGCTCCAATCTCTATGCAGCTATATCCATCAACATTCACACATTCAACAGGTGAACTAGACCAGTACATAAGAAAAGATTTTAGTTACGATACCGACAATCCAGAAGAATTGCGACGTCTAGCATACAATGAACTAAAAAAACATTGCTATCCAGCAATTACTTATGAAGTCGATGGCTTTGTCGATGTTGAAATCGGCGATACAGTCAAAATTCATGATTCAGGATTCAATCCTTTGCTAGTAGTTCAAGCGCGAGTTACTGAACAGAAAATCAGCTTTTCAAATCCAGCAAGCAACAAAACAATATTTTCAAACTTTAAAGCCCTTGAAAATCAGTTGTCAGATGGTATTCAAGAGGCGCTTGAGCGCTTGTTTGAGCAGTCTAAACCTTACACAATTAAACTTTCAACTAGTAACGGTATCATTTTTAAAAATCAAACTGGAGAAAGTGTTATCACTCCTACACTTTACAAAGGCGGTAAGTTGATAACGGCTGGAGTCACTTGGAGATGGTCTTTAAATGGGATTGTAACAACTGGTCAGACATACATCGCTAGAGGTAGAGATGTTTCTGGCGTGATCATATTGACGGTTGCGGCTTACATAGACAATGAAGAAGTCGCAGTTGATGAAATCTCTCTAGTAAATGTATCCGATGGTAAGAATGGCCAAAATGGTGACAAGGGAGACCAAGGTTCCAAAGGTGACAGAGGAGAAAAAGGAGAGCGTGGGGAACGTGGACTTCAAGGAGAACGAGGCTTACAAGGACTCCAAGGATTGCAAGGTGCTAAAGGTGACCAAGGCATCCCTGGTGCAAAAGGGGCGGACGGCCGTACACAGTACACGCATATGGCTTACGCTGATAATGCTGCTGGTGGAGGGTTCAGCCAAACCAACCCTGACAAGGCCTTTGTTGGGGTGTACATTGACTTTAATCCAACAGATAGCAGAAATCCTGCTGACTATCGCTGGACAAGATGGAAAGGTCGTGATGGTGCCGATGGACTACCAGGTAAACCAGGAGCAGATGGAAGAACGCCTTATGTTCACTTTGCGTACTCTGACAATGCGGATGGTTCTGGTTTGACAATGACAGATAACGGACAGCGTTATTTTGGGCATTATTCAGATTATGAGAAGCCTGATAGCTCAGATAAAACTAAGTACAAATGGGTTGATCGTTGGGCTAAAGTTGAGGTTGGTTCGCAGAACAGGTTTGTTCAAAACACTTCTGTTGCAGGGTATTTAGGGAATGCTGGGGTTGTTTACACAGCTAATACCGCGAACAAGGAAATAACGTCCGATTTTATTGAAATCGATGGAGCATCTAATCTCATCTATCAGCTTTGGGTGACTACACCTTCCGGAGGAATACCTTGGCATGCTTGGCAATTTTACGATGCTAATAAATCACCTATCGGAACTCGACTTACAGGTAAGGATAGTTATACAGTTAGGGCACAAAAGTGGCATATCGTCAATAATATTACAGTACCAGCTACTGCTAAATTTATTAGATTATCTGCTAGAACTTACGAAGACGCCAAAATTAAATTAGAAATAGGCACCATCCCCACAGATTGGTCTCCAGCTGTCGAGGATATCCAGAATGACATAGACTCTAAAGCTGACCAAGGTTTGACTCAGGAACAGTTGAATGCCCTTAATGAGAAATCACAGATTTTAGAGGCCGAAATGAAAGCAAAAATTTCTATGGAGGCCTTTGGCGAATTAGAAAAAGCATATAATGCCTTTGTAAAATCGAATGCAGAAAGTCAAAAAAAATCTGAGTCTGATTTGGTTGAAGCAGGTAGAAGAATTGAGTTGTTGACAACTCAATTTGGAGGATTAGCAGAACTTAAGACATTTATCGATACTTATATGAAAAGTACAAACGAGGGTTTAATCATTGGTAAAAATGATGCAAGCTCTACTATCAAGGTATCAAGTGATAGGATCTCCATGTTTTCTGCAGGAAAAGAGGTTATGTACATTTCGCAAGGTGTAATAAATATTGACAATGGAATTTTCACTGCATCGGTTCAAATTGGACGTTTTAGAACAGAACAGTACCATCTTAACAAAGATGTGAATGTTGTTCGATATTTGGGAGGTTAAAAAAGGAAAATGACTAAATTTATCAATTCTAGCGGTTCACTACACTTGAACATTTACATTGAACAAGTTAGTCAAGATATCGCCAACAACTCCTCAAGAGTTAGTTGGAAAGCCACTGTTGACCGTGATGGTGCTTACCGCACATATACTTATGGTAATATTAGTAACTTGTCTGTATGGTTAAATGGGTCAAGTGTGCATAGTAGTCACCCAGACTTTGACACATCCGGGCAAGAGTTTACTTTAGCAAGTGGGGAAGTAACCATCCCACACAGTGGTGATGGAACTAAGACTTTTGCAGTATGGGCATCGTTTGACCCAAATAACGGAGCACATGGAAACATTACCGTATCAGCAAACTATACACTTTCAAGCATCCCTCGATCTAGTAGTGTAAGTGACAATGCTCTTTCAGGAAATAGGCAGCTCGGAAGTCCCCACATTCTCACTATTGACCGCAAATCTAGCTCATTTACTCATCAGGTTTGGTACAGAGTTTTTGGAAGCGATTGGATAGACTTGGGGAAAAATCATACCACTAGCGTCTCATTCACTCCTCAGCTTGACCTTGCTAGATACAACACAAAAGCAAAGTCTGGCACGATGGATATATGTGTCAGAACATATAATGGAACTACTCAAGTTGGAAATGATATTTACTCAAACGGATGGTATTTTGAAATTCCGGAAAGTGTGAAGCCGACATTTTCTAGTTTTACATTAACTGACATGAATACTGTCGCTAGGCAGCTACTGAGTGGAAATAACTTTTTACAGATTATTTCCGACATTCAGGTAGATTTTAATGGTGCTAGTGGTGCCTACGGTTCAACTATTACAGGATATCATGCTGAAATCGTCAACAAGAATCAGGTCACAACTAAAAATGGCGGCAGGCTCGGTATGATGAATTTTAATGGTTCAGCAACGATACGTGCTAGTGTGGTTGATAGTCGAGGCAGGCAATCAGATACTAGAGATATTACAATCAATGTTATTGAGTATTTCGCACCAGCTTTTAGTTTTACAGCCTTTAGAACACGTGAAACGCCTAACATTATTCAAGTCGTCAGGAATGCTAAAATAGCTCCTATCACCTTATCTGGCAGTCAAAAAAATGTCATGACTCTATCATTTAAAGTAGCTCAATTAGGTAGTGCAACTTTTACCGCTGATCATGGTAGCGCTTCGGGTATTTGGACAACTCAACACACCTTAAATAATTCAGCCGCTAACATGGCAGGTAATTATGTTGCAACCAAGTCATTTGTGGTCATAGGAACTCTATCTGATAAGTTTACAAGTACAGAATTTACAGCAACCGTTGCAACTGAAAGTGTGGTCATGAGCTATGATAAAGATGGACGTGTGGGTGTTGGTAAAGTTGCAGAACAAGGTGATACCGGTTCACTTGATGTCCTGGGAGACATCTATGCTAGAAATAAACCTATTCAACAATATCAGTTAACTGATAACAGAGGCTTTGGTAAACTTGTAAGGCAAGATTTCAATAACATGAAAAGTACTGGATTTTGGTGGCTGGACGGTTCATCTCCTAACAATCCATTTAATGGGGCGTGGGGGATGTTAGAAGTATTTAGACCTAATCCTACGACCAACGAGGCTATACAACGCTTCACAACATCTTCAGGATATATGGCGGTAAGAGAGCTTGGACATGATAATGTATGGAGGCCGTGGCGCTATCTAGTGCAACAATCAAAATCCACTAACAACTCTGATTATGTGGCTTTGTTAAAATCGGAAAGCGAGCCCACATCTTGGAGAGACTTATCTTTAAAAAGCGGATGGCAACATCATCCCGGATACACTAATGTGCAATACTCTAAGTCATTTGATGGAGTAGTTTACATCAGAGGATCAGCTAGAGGTGGGAAGATAGATAGAGAAACAGTGATAACAACCTTACCAATTGGTTTCAGACCAACACAAGTATTATACCTATCAGCAATTAACAATAGCTATTCAATGGTAACTTTGGCTATCTTTCCAAACGGAGACATAGTTGTAAAAAATGATGTTGACTCAAACTGGCTTAACTTTGATAATGTATCTTTCAAAATCTAATAATCGTAAAAAATCCCTAATTATTAACGGATAATGAAACCATAAAGGAGGAATGACAATGCTAAAAGTCACTAAAACACGTCAGCTAGTAGCTGAATTTTTCGCACAAGATGGCGACCAACAAAAATTGGTCAAAACTACTGTAGTTAACACAGATAATGAAGCTGTTTCAACAACATCCGAAACACTGCATGATCCGGATTTGTACGCCAAGAATCGTGTCAGTATGCGTAAGCATGAGCAAGAGTTACGAGAAATGCGCTATAAGATTGAAGATGCCATTTTGGCAGAGCTGGAAACAGATGAACATAAAGAGCATAAAGAGTAGGAGGTGTGTATGCCAGAATACGAGCATTTAATTGTGCAAATTTTTCTCACTCTAATTCCTGTCATCGGTCTTTACTTCTCTATGAAAGATAAAGCTACCAAGCAAGAAAATCGTCTCACGATTTTAGAGAAAGATATCGAAAATCTGAACGAATTCAAGACATCAGCCAACAAACGGCTCGATAACCACGATGAACAGAATAAGGCTATCTTAGTACTAGCTGAGCAAGTGAAATCACTTGGTGAAGACGTGAGAGAGCTTAAAAATTTAATTCAAAATAAACAATAAAAGGAGAATAAACATGATTAACTGGAAAGTACGTTTTAACTTAAAGAACAAAACATTCTTATTGCGAGTGGCATTCGCTTTAGCCTTGCCAATTCTCGCATATTTCAATCTCAAACCGGAAGATTTGGTCAGCTGGGGAGTTATCTTCGACTTGCTAGGTAAATTCTTTGCAAACCCTTATCTTATGGGGTTGACGATTGTAAATATCTTGAATATCATTCCAGACCCAACAACATCAGGAATCTCTGATAGCAAACGTGCTCTTGACTATCAAGAACCAAGCGAAGATTAGGAGAAAACAATGAAGAAAAACGATTTATTCATCGACGTATCTAGCCACAATGGATACGATATTACAGGTATTTTGTCTGACATGGGGACACAGAATACTATTATCAAAATCTCTGAAAGTACAAGCTATATCAACCCTTGTCTGTCCGCTCAAGTTGAGCAATCAACCCCTGTTGGATTTTATCATTTCGCATGGTTTGGAGGTGACATCGAAGAAGCCGAGCGAGAGGCACGCTACTTCCTTGATAATGTGCCTCAAAAAGTAAAATACTTGTGCCTCGACTACGAAGATCATGCAAGCGGAGATAAACAGGCAAATACAGATGCTTGTATTCGCTTCATGGAAATCCTAAAAGAAAATGGCTACGAGCCAATCTATTACAGCTACAAGCCATTCACGCTCAATAATATCTATTATGAGCAGATTCTTGCGAAATTCCCAAACAGTCTTTGGATTGCTGGATATGGTTTAAATGATGGTAACGCTGACTTTGAATATTTCCCAAGTATGGACGGAATCCGTTGGTGGCAATACTCTTCAAATCCGTACGACAAGAACATTGTTTTACTAGATGATGAAGAAGCTAAGCCAAAATGGAAAAGAAATGATACTGGATGGTGGTGGGAGGAGTCAGATGGTTCTTATCCTACAAACTCATGGAAACAAATCAACAACGAATGGTTCTACTTTGATGATCATGGCTATTGCCTAATCAATCGTTGGTTTAACGATGGTAAGGACTGGTTCTATCTTGACCAGCGTGGTGCTATGGTCACAGGCTGGATGTACATTGGTAATTACTGGTATTATTTCAAGTCAGACGGTCGCATGGCTAAAGGTTGGGTAAAATACCGTGAAACTTGGTATTATCTTGATGAAAAGAATGGAGATATGAAATCAAATCAATTCATCAAATCAGGCAACGGCTGGTACTACCTCAAACCAGACGGCACGATGGCAGACAAGCCAGAGTTCACAGTTGAGCCAAATGGCTTGATTACGACAAAATAAAATGTGATATAATAGTTATGAAGTAACGGAGGAAATTATGGATCACGAAAAAATCGGTCAGGTTACCGATGAAGTAAAAGAAATTTTTAATATTGTTCTTGAAGCAAGTGAAATCAAGGTCAACAAAGAAGGTTTGAGAAGTCATATGTTGAAACGCCATCATAATGATGTAATCCATCATATTGAAGACTTGGAACTCATACTAAGTAACCCAGATTTCGTTGGGATTAATCCACGAGAGAAAGACGCAAGTTTTGAATATGTTAAAAGATTTGATGATAATGTTCTTGTTGCCATCAAGTTACATAAAAGCGGCGATTTCTTTTATGTTCCGACCATGTATCGCTTACAAGATTTTAAGTTACAAAGTCGTATCAAGTCTGGTAGATTGAGAAAGCTTGACAAAAAAAGTAGATAGTGATAGAATAACGTTAACGAAAGACATTTGAGGGCAGAAAGGTTCCTGCCGCACCTTGAAAAAGGTATCTGAGATGCTGGATACACCGACCAGCCAAGTGTCCGTTATTTCAAAGGAGGAGCTTAAATGCTCCTTTTTTATTTAAAATTTCAAAAAATAAAATGAAAGGAAAACTTTTCTAAAATGGTATCTACCGCAGGCTCAGGCTTGCGGTTTTTTTGTTTGCTTAAAAATGGATTTAAAATCCAAGAAATGTAAATCGAATAAACGCTTTTTTGTTAAAGAGTTATAAAAGGAGTTATAAAATTAAATATGGCTTGATTTAATAACGTCTTAGAGACTCCCACCGGCTCCATTATTCCTTTGCATTCCTTGGTAAAACGTTGTTAAATCAACGTTTTTTATTTTTATCTTTGGTATTCCTTGGTATTCTTTTGCAGAAAAAGGATACAACAAAGGATACAACATTTTTGTCGTATCCTAGAAATCTATGTACTTCGCAAAGCGTTCTTCGGCTCCATTATGCGTTTTTGTGATTGTTAGCTGATTTTTTACAATCCTGCAAATTCTTTGATTTCTTGTGCTGACATTGAAGAGTCGCAACGGACGTTGATTTGTCCATCCGCAATGTGAACAAAGCCTGGTACAGTTGGGATTCCGTAGCGTGAGCGGAATGCTTGCAACTCATTGAGTTGGCTTGCTTCTTCACTATTGATGAAGTAGATGTGAGATTTAGTTTCAGCTACGACACCTGCCAATGTACCAGCAAATTTACGGCAGTAAGGGCAAGTTTTGCGACCGATAAAGAAGGTTGCAGTTTCTTTTTTATCAAGAGCTTCTTGCGCACGCGCAACTGTAGTGACTTCAAGGTCTTTGATGTTTTCTAAAAATTGTTCCATGAGATTACCTCGCTTTCATTGATATGTCTAGTATGCCATAAAGTTTCTAAAATTGCTTAGATTTGATACGAAAAAAGAGCCTGGGACAATAGTCTCTTATGTCCCCAAAAAAAGCAACGGATTTGCCGTTGCTTTTTTGCATGGTTTCGATAGTCTTGGTAAAATAGAATTGCTCAATAAATCATTTAGAAAGGCTATCCCATGCATATTCGATATAACACAAATCAAACAACTTTACCACTAGAAATCAGTTCCTTCTTGCCACAAGATCAGCTCGTCTTTACTATTGAAAAAGTGGTGAATACCTTGGAAGATAGCCACTTCCACGCCTTCTATCATGCCTTTGGTCGCCCGTCTTATCACCCTAAAATGCTTGTATCTACTCTTCTATTTGCCTATTCACAAGGGATTTTCTCTGGTCAAAAAATTGAAAAAATGATGCTTGAAAATCTGGCTATGCAGTACCTAACAGGACAGTTAGTTGTCAGCTATCGCACCATCAATCGTTTTCGAGTCGCTGAAGGGATGGAAGAACTCATTCGTGATCTTTTCATTGACCTCAATCTTCGTTTAAAAACGGAAGAGTTAGTGACTTTAGATTGCTTGTTTATTGACGGGACTAAGATTGAAGCCAATGCCAACAAGTATAGTTTCGTGTGGAAGAAAGCGACAGAGAAATTCTCCGCCAAACTTCAAGAACAGATACAGGTCTATTTTCAAGAAGAAATCACTCCCCTGATCCATCAAGCTATCGAACTGGATACACAAGAGCCTATCTCCTCAGAGCAGTTGATTGAATTCTCTCAAATCCTTGAAGAAGAATTGGAAAAACTGAACCAGGACATTGAGGAGACACCCGTTAAAGGAAAGGATGAGCGTAAAACCAAACGTCGTAAACTCAAGAAAGTCTTGCGCAAAGTCAAAGACGATTTTTCAGTACGTGCTGAAAAATATGAGAACTATCAGGAGACATTTCAAGGGCGTAACAGCTTTTCCAAAACCGATTCAGATGCCACTTTTATGCGGATGAAGGAGGATCATATGAAAAATGGCCAACTAAAGGCTGCCTATAATCTTCAAATCGCTACTGAAAATCAATTTGTTCTTCACTATGACGTCTTCTCAAATCCGACAGACACTAAAACTCTTCTGCCATTCCTTGAAACCTATCCACATGACGTACAGACAGTTGTCGCAGATGCTGGATATGGAAGTGAAGAGAACCTCCTTCGTTTAGATAAAAAGCAGGTAAACCATCTGATTAAATATGCCATGTTTGATAAAGAACAGAAGAGAGGATATAAACAGTCAGCTAGAAACTTAGGGAATTGGCACTATAATGACAAGGAGGATAGCTACACACATCCTAATGGTTGGTGCTATCGTTTTCACCATATCAAATATCAGAA